GTAAGATTCAGTTAGCACTAACTGTTGGTGGATCAGCTATTGATATTACTTCAGCAGGTTCAGGAACACATACCATTACACAGGTAAACAAGACAAATCAGAGTTCTTTTGTTGCTGACCTTAGTGGGGATGAACTTACTGTATCTGCTACATTCTATGGATGGATCAACAGTAAAGATGTTGTTCAGGTTAGTGTTTCAGGAGGATCACTACCTACTCCACTAACGGAACTAACAAATTACTACATTATCAAGAGTAGTACCAACAAGGTTAAACTTGCAGCATCACTTAATGATGTTGACCTAGACAGACCTATTGACCTGCTTGATGCAGGGTCAGGTACGATGACAATTGAGAGTTTCCAGAATCAGGAATTACTAGGTCTTGAACGTAAGTGCTTGTTGATCTATGGTAAAGACCCCGGGGCATGGAATAATGACATTCAGATTAAAATTTATCCTTACCCTTATGGGGACTCCTCAACATGGACTGCCCATCAACAGGATCTAGCAGATTTAGTTAAGGAACCTGATTGTTTCCTCGTATATGTGTATCAGGTTGCAGACGGTGTTGTCACCTTAATGGAGAATCCAATTCTATGTTCAAGAGTGCCTGGCAAGAAAGATGGTTACGGTGCTGGTGTGTATGTTGAAGATGCTGTTAAATCATCAAATTACATCAGGATCATTGACAATGATGGAGTAGATTCCTCTATTTATCCTAAAGAGCAGGCCTCTCTATTAGCACTTGCTTGTGGTGATGATGGTGGAACTGTAACAGATACTCATATGCTCCAAGCTCTTGACCTACTTGCTAACAAGAGAGATGTGTTTGTTACACTTCTACTTGATGGTGGTTGGACCACTCCTGCTTGGCAGAAACAGGGTCTGCTTAACCTTGCAGAGACAAGAAAAGATTGTTTCTGTTGCCTTAGTGTTCCAATTTCAGATGAGCAGGCTTCAAGTTACATGACAGAGATTTTGGATTACCGTAAGAACCAACTTAATGCTAATAGTTCTTATGGTGCTCTATACACTTCACACCTGAAGATTCAAGATAAGTATAATGATAGACAGATTTATGTAGCACCTGATGGGTATGTAGCAGCAGCAATTTCGGAAACGGCTTCTAACTACGAAATATGGTATGCTCCTGCAGGACCCCGTAGAGGTAACCTAAATGTTCTTGATGTTGCTCGCAGGTTTACTGAAGGTGACATGGATGTTCTCTACGATAACGGTATTAACCCAATTGATTTCTATCCTGGAAAAGGTATTAGAATTTGGGGCCAAAAGACATTGCTCGCTAGACCTTCTGCTCTAGACCGTGTCAATGTGCGATTGCTACTTATCACAATTGAACCTGCTATTGCAGAATTCCTTGAGGACTTCCTGTTTGAGTTTAATGATGCTCCTACAAGAGCTTTGATTACCTCTGGTATTAGTTCCTATATGGAAGGAATTAAGAGTAGACGTGGAGTTTACGCATATAACTGCATCTGCGATGAATCTAACAACACACCTGAGGTAATTGACGCTAATGAATTGCTGGTCTGGTTATTTGTAGCCCCGACCAAAACCAGCGAGTTCATTAAGTTCACTACAATTATAACAAGAACGGGAGCGACAATGACCCTGTAAATCCTTGGATCTAAGCAGATAGGGCGACGGCCCGAAAAGAGAGAAACCGGCTCTCCTGCTGCTTAGTTTTTCCGGATACTTTTACGGTGAAAGGTATGAAGAAAAGAAGGGTACTCAACCCCTGCAAGAAACGAGGTTGTAACAAGAGTAGGTACAGAGACAACTTGTGCCGAGAACACTGGTACGAAAAGCGTGGCCCTCTTCCCTGTAAGTTCAAAGGTTGTGACAAAAATGCTGTTGCTAAAGGTTACTGTAATTATCATTGGGAACAAAACCATTTAGGAAGAAAACTAACTCCAATACCTGAGAAGGTTCACTACGACCACTGTACTGTTAGAGGTTGTAAAGAACCTCACCTAGCACTAGGATTGTGTACAAAACACTACAACAAACAATATGAACTAGGTGATGTAAATGCAAGAACTATTTATGACAAGAACAAGGTAACAGTCAGAGGAAAAGTAGCTTACCTACAAATTTACAACGGAAAGACTGACCCTAATGAAGTTCTCTTCACAGTCAAGTTTGACAGTAAGTTTGTAGATAAAGTTAAACCTTACAAGTGGAGAGTACATGGAGTAAACCTTGCTCACAACCATGAAGTGGGTTACCTCTTCTCATTCTTGATGGATGAACCTAAACACACTCACATCCACTTCAAAGATGGCGACTCTACTAACAACTTGCTCTCTAACTTAGAGTTGAGAGACTACAGTAGAAGGTCTAAAGGTAGAGACTGGAAGTTTCCTTCACCTACTCGACGTAGGAGAACTGTTTTTGGAGAGAAGTTCTATGTCTATGTTTA